GCACTATTGAAAATCCTTACTGGGCGAATAAAGAAAAACAACATGTCATTGCAGAGTTCGTTTATTCTGATACGGGTAAACGAGCAACTGCATCAATAATGAACGACGGAACTAATCGCGACTTTGATGAGTTGATGAAAAAGTATAGCGTTGAGCAGATTGATGCGAATACTAAGAAACGGTTTGATGATCGCAATCAACATATCAAACATAATATCGAACGCCAGAAGGTTGATAAGACTCGTATGCAGCAAGAGCAACTGTTCGCTGCCAAACTGGATGCATTTGAAATTGACTTGATCAAGTCCTCGAAGAATCGTGATTTAAAATCTAAGATTCGTAAGGCCAAGAATATTATGGAAGTTACTGCTTACACTGTTATTCTTCTACAGTTGGAAGAAGCAAATACTGCTATCGTGCGAGAAGCAGTTGATGCAGAATAATGGTTTCCTCTACGTTGCAACAGTAAGAAAAGGTTACTACAGGGCAGCGAGAAATTCCGCTATATCTCTACGCGATTTCTATCCTGATGCAAAAATAACATTCTTCACACACGAGGAATGGGTCCAACCAGATGATTACGAAATATTCGATACGATCGTAACTGAGAATGTCCCAAGAGACAAACGAGCAAAACTATGGGCGCTTGATCAGACACCATACGACTTAACTGCTTACATGGATTGTGATACGGAAGTTGAACATGAAGATATACAAAAGATTTTCGATCAAATCCCAGAAGATATCGATGTCATCTTTACTGCCAATCGTCCATATAATGCAGCAATAACTAAACTCTCAGAAACCGAAGAAATGACTGAGCACTGTGGGTTGTTTGTCTATCGAAATAATGAACAAACATTAAAACTAATGCGTGCATGGTATGATGAGTATTGGGAACAAAATAAACCAGGATGGGATCGCAAGCATTATCCTGAATCTGCGCTGCAGTGGGACACATTCACAATGTGGAGACTCCTAAATCATTTTGACTTTGGTGTCAAAACAGGTAGATTCCCTGATCCAGATGCTAGATGGAACTTTGTTTCTGGGTACACAGAAGATGAATTACAGGGACAACCAGTAGTAATTTATCATTATACAATTCCACATTCTTTATTGAGTTAAACAGGACAGACATGCTACAATTTACAAATTCAGTTTCAAAAGAACTAACTGACATTCTAGATCCATTTACTGAGTGGTTCTTTGCACAAAATGATCAACATCTTGTTCTTGGTCCACAAGAAATGCAGGAAAGACGTCGAGGTGGATTGAACGTAGACACTGCTACTGATGAACAGTATCTAAATCATATCGTCGGTAAGGGTGAGCGTCATGTTGGTTTCCCTGATGTTGCATGGTGTACTGATATGTCACAGGCGCATGGGCAACCATGGTTCCCTTCTGAATATGGCAGAAGGCAACAAGAAACTAATAAAGAATTGATCAGTTATCTTGGCGCAAGAAACAATGCGGTGTTTACTTACTATCCTGAAAATGGTTTTATGGGATGGCACACCAACTGGAACGCATCAGGATACAATATTCTTATCACATATAATGCTGAAGAAAATGGTGGATATTTCCGCTACCTAGATCCAGTCACAAAAGAAATCGTAACTATGGTTGATCCTGTTGGTTGGTCATGCAAGGTTGGTCACTTTGGCGATCGCAGCGATCCAAACAAAATCGTATATCACTGTTGTGGTAATTCTGCAAAGAGATTAACATTAGGTTATGTTGTACCGCATCTTGAAATTTGGCGGTCAATGATTGAAGATATCTCGGGTGAAGATGCTTCTCATTTTTCCTGAGTACGCTTAACCTCACTATATTTTGTGAGCAGATCTTCTAGTATAGTCAACTGCTCGTGCATTTTTTCAATATCATCCAGTAACTTAGGAACTGCAATTCTTGCTCGCTCGAGGATTGCAGTTTCATAGTTTTTAATTCCAACATTTGTAGCAGACTTAATTCGACGGTTTCGAAATAGTGTTTTAATTTTACTAATTAACGATGGAATTTTTGGTATCATGTTTAATTGAATCATGTGTTGATTGTTGCGCTGATCAGTTGCCTGTTGCCGCATCTTTACAATTTGTTCTTCTTTTGCTCTTTCCGCTGCTTCTTTTTCGCGTGTAAGTCTTTGGTTTTCTTCGCGTAAACTTTGCATCTCAGCAGAAATTCTAGATTCCTCTTCGGTTTTCTTTCGCTGCAATTCTTCATATTTTTCTTGTGCTATTCTTTCCTTCTCAAGTTCTTCTGGGGAAGGTTCATTGATTACAGTTTCTTCTTGGAAGTTTCCTTCGATCCATTCTTCCGCGACTACTTCCTCGAGTGGAGTTGGCGGTGGTACTAAAGGTTCTGGAATATGATCTTGTGGTGGTGGTGCTACAACTCTTGCTCTACCCATATTATGACCCCAATTCTATCATGCACGTATTGATATACAATCTCGTGAATTTTAATTTTCTCTCATAGCAGAAATCTCTGACTGCTGCTCTAACTCCAGGATGCAAACTATTATGTATTGAATAGTCATCCACAAAAATTAATCCATTTTGTTTTACTACATCAAGACTAGATACCAAATCTTCCATCACACCCTCATAACTATGATCGCCATCGATATAAATCCAGTCCAATTTTTCTCCAGTATACGAAGAAAACCAATCCCGAGAAGTCATTCTATGGATAGTTGCAGGTAAATCTTTAAATTTTTCACAAACGTCAAGATAGAGATCGTCATAAAATTTTTGAAAATCTGCTGGGTTTGTCGAACCTACTAATGAAGAATATCTCTTTAAGATTTTTTCGTATCCAATATTCAACCAATCAGTAGTATTTTCATATACGCTGATATTATATGGATCTATCATATGTAGATAACTACATTTTGTCAAAAGTTGTTTTGACGTATCACCTCTCCAGATACCGATTTCTGCACCTACAGAATTTTCTGGAATCCAATTCTCAGTTATTTTTTTAATATCCGTGTTTGTCCCAAGCATCATTTACTTTTTTCCAATTACCATGAAGCGATCGAAGTTTACTTTACCATCCCAAGACCAGTAAGACTGTTCGATCTGTCCCTCGTAGAAAACATCAGTAACTCCAACATTCTCAACATGCTCTTCGATCGATGGAACACAATTTATACCATACATCTCTCTAAACACATTCGACGACTGACAGGCAAATATACAATCCTTGTTTGCGGTCGTCATTTTATTTAGCGGATACATTGCCTCGCAACCAATAGAAACTACCACATCAGTTTCTAGTGCATTGATGTCATGATATGCAAAGGGAACATCCCAGTTTATATGATTTAATTCAACGCCATTCTCAGAATAATACCGATTGAACACCATTGATAATTCCAATGCGTCTTTATCAATATCGATCAAGTTAATTTTCTTGACATTTAAATTTTCACACAGTAATGGAACAAGTGGAAATCCTAACCAAGAATTTAGAATTGTAATGTCTAATTCTTCTGGAACATCTTTCATCTCCAATAGTTTTTCGACTAACCAAATGGCAGCATCCATAGTATTCGGATTCATGGACTTGCGGAAGTCCTCGTGTTTCCATGGCATCTCGTTGGCAATCTTATCAAGTCCCTCGCCCCAATAGCGATAGTTGTTCAAGTAATTATAATTTAACATCTTGTGGTCTTTCCATTGAATCGTATAAACAAACGAGCGGTTCAGGTCTGAGAACATGTTCTCTTACATCAATCGGCCAAACATATCCATAGTTATAACTATACACCCAGTTATCTGGAAAATGTCCGATCTTCAAAAGACGTTCTCTTTGGTGACCGAATAGATTATCTAACCCACGATAATAAAAAAACATTTGGTCAGGATAATCTCTTACGAACTTAGTAATTTTGTTTACATCTAATTTATCGTTCCATCTAAGAACGCTTGAATTTAGATCCGTGTATCTAAACGGAATTTCTTTTGTATCCTCTTTCATTTGCTTCATGTTATGCCAACGAGTTCGAATGAAAGTTAATGTATCTTCTGGATTATATTCAACAATACAATCAATATTATGTTGAATACCTATGTCTAAGTCTAGGAAAAGTTTTTCTCCCATCTGCCGCACGACATTTTTGTCGAACAAGTGGAGTTTATTCCACCATTTCTCATAGTAATTATCTTCAGGAATGGGAATAACTATGACCTCTGGATCTAAATCTCCAGGGTGTTCTGTGATACAATAAAATTTAAATTCGTGCGTTAAGTGCTCTCTACACATTTGCAGAATACGATTTACGTATTCTGGTCCATATTTAAACCCCCACTTCACTGTGTAAATATTAATCATCAAATATTCCAATGCTCTAAAAGATCAGGATCAACTAACGATTCCTGTTTCACTTTGCCTCTACGATCATCTTGGAACGGCAGTAAATCCACATTAAACACGCAGAGAATGCAGTCTTTTCTATATATACCCACAGTAAGGTCACCTGAATCCCAGTCGCGTCCTCGGTTATATGAGTAAGCAAACGTATTTGGAAAATGTTTCCATAGAGGAGTATTGCTAAAGTCGCCCCATCGCCAACTGTGGTAGTTGTCGGTTCCATCTGTAAACGTAAACCAAATACGCTCTTGGTTTTCGAGAACGTCCTGCCAGATACACTCCGTCTGATTATCCGACCACACCATGCAACTACCATTGGTATACGCACCATGAGAGAGTTTGAAGTTGCGCGATTTCATCGGTCGCGGATCTTGCCACCAAGAACGTAACTTGGTAGGATTCTCTAGGTCGTAAGTGATGATTGGCGACAAATCATTTTGTATGATAACATCAAGGTCGAAAAAGATAAATCTTCCAGTGGGTTTATCTTCTGCGAAGTTGTGTGTATTGAAGATAAACGTTTTCGGTCTATCCCAACAACGTGCCATGCCGTATTTGAAATCTTCAGAACCAAACCAGTATTTGGGATGGATGTCGGAAATATCTGGAAAGTCGATGACTTTAATCTCAGCATCAAAACCTTCGCTGTTATCCGTATAGCAATAGAAGTGAAACTCAAAATTATCTGAAGTATGTTTCTTTGCCATTCGATAAAGACGATTGACAAACTCAGCAGAATACTTTGTCCCCCATTTACAGCAAACGTAATTAACTCTCATTGCCACAACCTAATAATATTTTCATCAGTGCATTCCATTAATTTAATTTGTGCCTTTGCACTCGGATGCGGAACATTGTCTGTGTTGAACAAACATACCTTAGCATCTTTGCGAAACTTAAACCATTCCACATCATCTGGGTGATGCTTTCCACGATTCCACGAATAGATCCATCCTCCAGGAATATCCTTCCAAAAATCTCTCTGTCTCCAGTAATGGTAATTGTCACTCCCTTTAAAAAACGTTTTGAAAACGGAGTCAGAATTTTGTATAACATCTTTGTAGATATGTTCACAAGAAACATTAGGCCATAACATCATGCTCGAATTATAGAAAGTGCCTCGAGTATCTATGAACAATCTATCATGTTTCTGCGATTGTGGTTGCCAACGACATTGAATTATTCTTGGTTTTTCAGATAATTTAATTACCTCTGTTATATCTTCTTGGATTACCACGTCAAGGTCAAAGTAACACCAGTTTCCAGTATAACCAAGCCAATTATGTGAATTAAATACCAAGAACTTTGCACGGTCAAAACAGAAGGTTTCTTCGCCAAACCAATATTTGGGATGCAAAATACCATC